ATTCGGGTAACTGGGTTTGGCAGTGGTGTAACTTAAGTCAGATCGCGCGTGCGCCGGGTCACTTGGACGCACCGTTAAAACAAAGGTGACTGGTTGGCGCCCGGCCTGTCGGCTGGCTAAGGCGACAACGAGATCCAAATTAACCGACTAAGCATGTAGAACTGTTCATGGAAGTCTTGCGGACGCGGGTTCGATTCCCGCCGGCTCCACCAATACTCAAAATCCCAACCCTTATCCGGTTGGGATTTTTTTGCCCGTTCCCCCCTGAAACGCACCGCTGCCTCGCGAGCGTGACCGCCCCAAACTCGGTGTTCTCGCTTCCGTCCAGGCGTCTCTGTTCTCTGTTTTCTCTGGTGGTCTCGAGAGCGTTCTCGAGGTCACCTCCTTTTGCATCAAGGGTTTAGACGCGGTCGGTTGTGGTTGGCAACCCCTGTAGAGAAGGCGACCGACCGATGAGGAAGCACAAAAAAACCGCCCGAGGGCGGTGCTCGCATTGGGCTCAACGCGGTCAGGCACGTGGTGCGAGCACCCGCATCTGATCGCTCCAGCCGTTTGGCCACGGCCGCCGCATCACGTGCTCCAGCACCGCCTCCGGCGATTCCGTGAGCCGTTCCAACACCTCCGGTGCCAACAGGGCCAGGCGCAGCAAACGACGCACCTGCGTAACATCCATCCCTTCGGCTTGCGCGATTTCGGCCACCGACGCGGCTCGCTGCTCGTCCAGCAGGCGCTGCCAGTGGTGCGCCAACCCGAGCGCCCGCATCAGCGAAGTGTCCTGCGCTGCGGCCCGAGCTTCGCGCTCCCTCGTTGCCTCTGACAGGAATTGCTGCGGGGCATCAAACGGCGTGATGACCTGCTTCTTGATCCCCCGCTTCACCAGCGTCCAGGGTACGAAGGTCTCCAGTCGCACGCCGCCAGCCGGATTCGGAAGTTGGTAAGTGACCGGATCGCCCTTGAATCGACCCCGGTGTTTCTTGCTCATGCCGCCTCCTCGAATCGCCGCACGATCTGCCGCTGAGCTTCCCAATCCACGGGCAGAGGGTTGCGTTGGAACCAGATCAGGTTCATCCGACGCGGTTGCCGTCCCGACATCAGCGTGTCCAGGATGTCAGGCGCGAGCAGGGTCAGACGCATAAGCTCGTTGGGCACCGAGGGATGCAGACCTTCTGCCCGAGCGATGTCCGAGCCGCTCTTCATGGCGCCGCTGTCGACAAGGTGCTGCCAGTAGAAGCCGCGCGCGATTCCCTCCAGCAAGGTGACGTCGTGAACGTCCCGATCGTCGGCGGCTACCCGCCGAGAGCCCCTGCGGCGGAAAGTTAGCGGCACAAAGGTTTCTAGGGAGTCGTCCATCAGGCCTCCATCTCCAAGAGTTCGGCGCCGATCTCCCTCGGGGAGAATTCACCGATCAGGGCGTCCCATCCCAGTTCCCGCCACTTCACCTTGATGCCCTGCACCTCGCTGACATGGACGAGGTCGATGCGCTCGATCATGAGGTTGGCAATTCGGTGGCGCTCGACTGGGAACAACTGATCCCACACATCGTTCAGCCGGCCCATCGCCATCACCGTGGTGGCCTCGTCGACTTGCGCGCCGGTGCGCTGGATGTGGCGTACCACCGATGCAATGGATTCCGGGCTGGTGAGGACCGTCCGGATCTGCGCCACGACCGCTGCCTCGATCTCCGGCGCTGGCAAGCGGTCATAGCCCTTTCCCGGCGCGCCGAATCGGCTCTCGGACTTTGAGACATAGTAGAAGTACTTGCGCCCGTTCTTGCGCGAGTAGGTCGGGTACATGCGCTCGCCCGAGGGGGCATACAGCAGGCCGCGAAGCAAGGCATCGGTGCGCGACCGGATCTTGGTCTCCACCGAGCGCGCATGTCCATCGCGGGCCAATACGCTGTGGACCTTCTCCCAAAGGGCCGAATCGATGATCGGCAGATGCGCGCCCGGATACCAATTTCCCTTGTGGGACAACTCTCCACGGTAGATTCGGTTGCGCAGCAGCTTGTGCAGGTACTTCTTGTCGATGCGCGCGCCGCTGCGGGTCTGTCCCTCCTGGGTCGTCCACGCCTTCGTCGTGATTCCCTCGGCTGTCAGGTTGGCGGCGATCTGTGTGGGTGAGCCAATGGTCAGCATCTCCTCGAAGATTCGGCGCACGACTGCTGCTTCGCTTTCGTTGATGACCAGGAGCCGGTTGTCGACGTCGTAGCCCAGGGGTGGAACGCCGCCCATCCACATCCCTTTGCGCTTGGCCGCTGCGATCTTGTCGCGGATGCGCTCGCCGGTGACCTCACGCTCGAACTGCGCGAAGGACAGGAGCACGTTCAACATCAGCCGCCCCATCGAGGTGGCGGAGTTGATCTGCTGCGTGACGGCACTGAAGCTCACTCCATGCTGGTCGAAGATCTCGACCATCTTGGCGAAGTCGGCGAGGCTGCGGGTCAGGCGGTCAATCTTGTAGACCACGACGATGTCGATCTGGCCGCGCTCGATGTCAGCCATCAATCGCTTCAGTCCAGGCCGATCGGTGTTCCCGCCGGAGTACCCAGGGTCGTCGTAATCGTCGGCAACCGGTATCCAGCCCTCGGCCCGCTGGCTGGCGATGTAAGCCTGGCCCGCCTCCTTCTGAGCATCGATGGAGTTGAACTCCTGGTCGAGCCGTTCATCGGAAGACACCCGACAATACACCGCGCAGCGCTTGCGGGTGCGTGTTACGGCGATCTCATTCATCGCGCACCTCCCTTGCCCAAGCCAAAGAACATCGGTCCAGACCGATGCGATCCGGTGATCTGGCGAGCCACTGAGGTCAGGCTCTTGAAGGACTGTCCCTCGTACTCGAACAGCCCTTCGGCGGTGACCGTCACCCGGTGTTCTCGCTCGCCCCATTCGCGCAGCAGGACGGTGCCTGGCGAGAACTCGAACTCGCGTGGAGCGGCGCGAAGCTTGATCTTGGAATGCTTTGCCCCGATGGCTTCAAGCCGCTGCTTGATCTCGGGCGCCAGCCCGCCAAAGACCTCCTCTTGCAGCTTGTAGGCAATGCGGGACTCGACATGGGTGCGGTTCGGGTGGTCCGGCCGGCGGGGGAAGTACCGATCCCACACGGTCCAGAGATCTGCCATCGGCAGGCAGGACAGTTCGGTGATCCGTGCGGCCACCGATGCTTGCTTCTCGTTCATCACAACTTCTCCTGTTGATAGGGGGTTGTATGAACGCTCTGGTTGGGCAGGAAGCCAAGCCAAACTTCGCTCTGGCGTGGCTCATTTGTGACTGTGGCTCGGACGATTGCCGCCGCAAGGATGGCGGTGATTTCGCCTGCGCGGGCGCTGGGGGCCATCTCCGAGGGAGAGGCGAGTTTGAGGTTCTTCATGACGGCTCCGGGGAATTGCAACCGTCACGGATAATGTGCTTAATCTTCCAAACAGGATGGCAATTCCGGGCAATCAGCGCCAAGGGCGCTAGCAACGTTCAAACAGGTACTTTTGAGCATCCACCTTGGATGTGTATTGAAGGACGCATTTCAGAGGGGCCTAGGCATGGCAGCGAATGTCGAAAAAAATATCTCCTTCGCGCAAATAGTTCAAAGCCTGGAGAAATTGGCTAAGCGAGCGGCAAATTCAAATCACGGCGAATGCTTCCAAAGGCTAACCCTTAATCATCGTGTCCTGGCGGAGCTTCAAGCCGGCATATATAAGCGCGGCCAATCGACACAGGACGTTACCGATTCCGAATTACTGATGCTCAAAAGAGGAACAGTTTTTAATTGGTCATCGCTACAGTCGTCGATTGATTTTTTTCGATGGTCTCGTGCGTCGACTGTTGAAGAGCTCGCAGGTCAGGCATATCAAAGCGCAAGCGCCAATTCGCTGGTCATGGCAATAGCGGCCTTACGTTCGATACTGGAGGTATCGGGCAACGCAGCTTTGTTGGAAAAAGATCTCCGTGAGCTTGCTGAACCAAAAGATGAGAATGTCGCGCGAATGGACTGGCTCAGTGAATTTGAATCAGTTATCGATGGCCGAATCGCCGGAGTGCGGGTCGATTACTCAGCATTGACCCGAAATGGATTGCGCGGAACAAAGAAGTTTTCTTATAAGCCCGGGGAATTCGAAGCAGATCACACAGCCAAGGATCTACTAAAGGGCGTAGACATTTTGGATAAACGGATCAAGGGCGCCAGAGCGGCATACGAATTTTTCAGCGAATTCGCACACCCGAATCTCGCCAGCGTTTGGACGCATTACGATCGAACAGAGGTGAAGATCAGCGTGCTTGATATTCACGGCTATGCGGTTCACCACCAACGGAGACATGTCGGCGCGGCGTTTTTGGACACATTTGGATCCGTATTAAACGAGGGAATTGAGATTGCCGGAGAGTGCGTGGAAGACTTACTGCGTATTGATCTCGTTTTGAAAGCAGAAGGCGAAGCGATGGCGAGGCATGCAAAAAGAGCCATCCGTGAAATCATTAAGCGTGACCCTGCTGCCTTTGACTCTCGGGAATTGTGTCCGTGCAACTCCGGAAAAAATATTCAGCAGTGCTGCGGCAAGCTGATCAAGGTATCAAGGTTCGGAAGGTGGACGACCACGCCCCCACTTCACTGAAGCTCAAGAGCACCTATTGCGCGTTTAGTGAACAGTTGATCGATGCCCGATCGCCTGCTATGATTTGATGAAATTAACTAATCACGCAATCAGGTCACGACCATGGCATTCGGCGCGTACATCCGCAAGAAGCGCGAAGAGAAGGACATCCAGCTCAACGACTTCGCCAAGCTGCTGGATATCTCCCCCGCTTACTGGTCTCGCATTGAGCGGGAGTTGGAGAAGCCCCCCAAGGACGAGTTGATCCGAAAGGCTGCCGAGCACCTCGGCCTCGATATGGACGATGCTTTCGTTGAGGCCAGCCGGCTGCCACCCGACATGCGCGAAAACGTGGGCGACCTGGTCCGCATGTACCGCAGACAAGGCACGGAGAACAAGTGAATGCCGGCACTGACATTGGACTACCGGCATTGCGACCGTAAGCGGCCCCGTTTCATCAAACACTCGGAGGTTGAGGCCATTGCGCTGATGGCTCGGCAGCAACTCGTCGCTTCGACCATCGATGCACTTTCGCTGGCGCTGCTTCGAGACGTGACGCGCCTGAAAATCAACGGCGTCGCTTTCGATCTGGTGGTCGATACCCAGAACACGGTTCACGACGAGGGGGGTAACCCCGTCTTGGGGATCTGTGAGTACGACCCTGGGGTGCCGGATACCGCGATGGTTTCGGTTTCACCGGTTGGCGAAGGCGCTGGCGATGAACTCGTGCTGAGCACCCTTGCGCATGAAATCGCCCACGCAGTCTTTGACAGCCCCGGCTGGATCGTTGATGCCAGCCGTGGTCCAGGCCTGTTCGATGCCATCGATGACGGTGCGCGCAAGGTCTACCGGACCACCACGCGCGACGGTGACCACCTCGCGAAGTCAACGAGCGCTACAGACGGCGTGGCGCCTGCTACTCGGACTGAGGAGTACTTCGCCGAGTTGCGAGCCAATGAATTCATGGGGTCGCTCCTGGTGCCACGCCAGCGCTTGTATGCCGCGGTTGAAGAGTTGGCGCCGGAAAACGATGTGACGATTGTTCGCGGTCCGTCACTTGATCCCGACTACCCGGGCGTTGGTCTGACGCTGCAGACCGAGGGTGACTTTGGCTTCTTCTACCTTGAGACGCTCAAGCGAGCGGTCGCCAAACGCTTCAACGTTACCCCCCGGTTTGCCGGCGTGCGGATGGAACGCTATGGCCTGCTCAAGACGGGCGGCCCCTTCAGCTGACAGATCCCGTGACACACGCAGCCGACTTCGTGTCGGCATTTTTTGGACGGATGAATTAACAACACGCGCAATCGCGCACTTTTGGCGAAGGAGTAGTTCGAATGACGGCAGTCAAACAACAAGATGCGAAGCCAACTCGCAAGAAGGCTGCCGCCGAGCAAGCCAACAAGCAGCCTCGCACCAGGAGCAAAGACAAGGGGCCAGAAATCCTGCCGCGCCTTGAACACTTCGTCCAGCTCACGCGCCGGGTGCATCGCCCGGCATTACTTCGCGCCCTCGTTGAAGGAGTGATTGGAAAGGCGCTGGCTCCGCTGCGCGAACTGACAGAGGATGCGACCGGCCCCATGCCGATTCCATCGCGAAATGCGGTGTTCGCCGTTGTCGCTGGGATCGCTCACGCTGACCACGTCCGCATCGAGCGTGCGGCCGAGCGTGTGAATCTGCTGTGCGACGAGTACGGAACGCTGGCTGCCGGGACACTTCTCGAGACGAGCAACCCGCACGATGCCGAGGTTCTTGAATCGCCAACCGACAAGTTCAGCCGCGCGCTCTATCTCTTCCTGAGACAGGAGTTTCCGACCGAAGGAGAAGCATCCGACGACCGCTTCGATCATGCCGAGCGGCAGCAAGAGATGCTGCGGCAGTCACAGAGTGACCGGCACTCCAGCCACTACATCGGACCCAAGGGTGCGCAACCCACGCTTGCAGTAGATGCAGAACAGGCGCTGCGGCGACGGCTCACCGAGTTGTTCCCCAAGATCGACCCTGACGACATTCTGATCGAGCACTTCGAACATCGCGATCCCATGCAGGCCGGCAACCCCGTTGCCCTGTTCACACTGACGGCCAAGTTCAACGGCACAGAAGTCCACTATCAGCGAATTACGAATGGCGAGGTACTGGACGTTGAATCCCCAGCCGTCACCGATGTGCGCTACTCGTGGAACGCTGTCACGGGAGAGCTTTCGGTGTACTGCGACGACGTCGAGGTCCGTCCAGAACTGGCCGCGTTGTTCCGCGACGTCGTGCTCGGCGGCGATGGTGACATTCGATCAATGCCAATGCGCGAGTTTGACTTGATGGGATTCAGCACGCCGGCCATGCTCAAGCGCTTCAAAAAGGACCGCATTGAGGGCATCGACGGCATCGAGATTCGCCACCTCGTCGTGGCCAAGCCGGAGCTGCGGCAGGTGAATCTGAGTGGAAAGACCGTCGAGCGTCGCGTGGAAAACGCTCTGCTTATCCGACGGCATCGATTTGAGGAGCGCGACATCTACCTTGTCGCCCGTGAGACTCATTCCCTTCCCGACCTCACCGAGTACGCCGTCCAGCAGGTGAAGCTGACGATCCGGATCGCCAAGACGCTGCACCGAAAAGCCCATAACGTGTCGGTCCAGATCACCGCCCCAAATGGCTTCTCGGACAGCCGCCTCACAAAGGACGACAGCGAGCTGGTGTTCGCCCAATTGATGCGCCTCGACTGCGCGCGCCAATATTGAGTTCGCCGTGAATGTATACGCCGAGTTCCTGAAATGCCTGGAGCACGCCCGAAGCATCGATGCGCGTGTGATCTCGGCCGAGTTGCGTGGCTGCGCGTCGCCCTTCGCCGCAAGGCGGTGGATCGTGCCCGATGGTTATCAGACATCGATCCTCGCGCCGGTGCTTAATTGTGAAGAGGAGGTGGATGTCGTCGTTGACCAGGAGCGCGGAATCTTCCGGTACCGCAGCCCTGCACAACCGAGTCGAGTCCTCACGAGATCGCTGGACGAGATCGCCATCTATGCCTTCAACGTCGATACTTGGCTGGACGCGATCGTTGACGCATTTGAATTCGAGAACGCGCATCGCGCCAGGAGGCGCATCGTCATCGACGGTCATCTCTGGCACCTCGGAAATATTCGAGTCGGCCGTACACACCATTTCGCTCCCATATATGTGGCGCGCCGCCTCACGCAATGCGCAGACGATTGGAGAAACCCGTTGGTCGACGCTCTGCGGCCCAGTCACGGCATCGTGCTCACTGCGGGTGAAGTCGATGTGGACTGGCCTAATGGTCACCAACGATGCGCCATCGACGATCTGCTGATCGCAAGTGGCGACGGCATCACCTGCGACATTGAGGTCTTGAATCGCATGCTGCGTGGCACCCCAGCGGACGGGGACGAGCTCAATGATCGGTTTGATGAGCGCACTGGCGAACTCAAGCTGTATCACATGACGGCGCCAAAGGTGTTCTCCGGCGAGAAGCAGAAGGCAGTTATCGCAGCATTTTGGAGGGGGCGTCACGACTCCAGCATCAAGTGGTCGGATGTTGTTGCTCGAACAGGTTGTGGGCGAGACCCCGACAGTGTCTTCGGCAAGAAGGTCTGGCGCGAATGGCTTGAGAGCCGTGGACATGGCCGCTACCGGTTGAGAGTCCGGGAGCAGCACCGATCCTGAATTTCCGGTGTTTTATCCGGAGAGCAATCCGGAAATGATCCGTAACTGCGTCCCAAGAATAAGCAGTGCCCACTTTTTTCAAAGGAGCACTGCAAATGGGAAATCCACCCCCCCTCGTTACACAAGGGCGCGACCCGCGCTCACCAAGCCCCGGCGGTCCTAACCAGACTCGCATCGCGCTCGACGAATTCGAGCTCGCCTGCCGCTGGGGACTGTCAGTCAAGACTCTGCGCCGCTGGCGTCAAGAGCAGCTCGGTCCGATCTACTGCAAGCTCGGTCGCCGGGTCACCTACCTCCTGCACGAAATCGAAGCCTTTGAGCGCCGCGTCTCGCGCTACTCGAGCTTTGCTCGTGCGTACCAGTGAGGGAAATGGTCATGACCGACATCACCATTTTCCCCGACCGGCTCACCGCAATGACGGAAGCCGACCTGGCAGCCTTGCCCGCTGAACAGCTGCGCGAAATTCATTTCAATCTCGCGCAGCTGGTCGATTGGGTCAGGAAAGCGCAGGCCAAAACCCACAACGCGATGAAGCGCCGGTACGCCGAGCAGGAGCGGACAGCGCGCTCCGAAGCTGGCAAGGACTTCGGCACCGTCCATTTCCAGGACGGCCCGATCCGCGTCTCGGTCGACACGCCCAAACGCGTCACCTGGGATCAGAAGCAACTGGCTGAGATGGCCAAGCGCATTGCTGCCAGCGGCGATCGCATTGAGGACTACCTGGACGTCGAGTTCAGCGTCCCGGAGTCCCGCTTCACCAACTGGCCCACGGCGCTGCGCGAGCAGTTTGCAGCCGCCCGCACCGTCAAACCCGGCAAGGCCTCCTATGACCTGACCGCCGAATCCGAGGACTGAATCATGAAATTTCTGAACAAGCTTGTACTGCGCAAACGCGTCGGCTCTTTTTACGCGGATCACCTTCCAAACGAAATCCGCTATCGCAACCGCGCAGGCGAGGACGTCTCCGTCCCCACTGAGAGCGCAACTGTCGATGAGTTGGCGTTTGCCCTCCAACTGGCATCCGAGGAGCAATCCATCGTCAGCCTCCGTCGCTCGGCGATCAAGGATCTGTACCAGAACGCCCGCAAGTCCGGCGCGCTCGGTGCGGAGCGGATGACTGATATCGCGTGGAAGGAATGATCATGAGCACCCTCATTCCCTTCCAATTCGAATCCCACGCCCTGCGTGTGCAGGTCGATGAGGTCGGCCAGCCGTGGTTCAACGCCGGCGACGTTTGCGCTGCGCTCGAACTTGGCAACGCCAGGCAGGCTATCGACACCCATGTGGATAGCGATGACGTCCAAAAACTGGACGCCATCGACAGCCTCGGCCGGACCCAGCGATCCAACCATGTCAACGAGTCCGGCTTGTACGCGCTGATCCTCGGCAGTACCAAGGACGCCGCAAAGCGATTCAAACGCTGGGTCACCAGCGAGGTCCTGCCCGCGATCCGCAAGACCGGCGTCTACTCAGCGACCCCGGTGGCAGCCCTGCCGGCTCCGACGCAGGATCGGGTCTCCTCCCTCCTGTTGATCGGTGATGCCGTTGCCAAGGTGCCGGGCGTGAAAGCCGGCATTGCCATGGCGGCCACGCTCACCTGCATCCAGGAGAACACCGGGCTGGTAATCGAGACGCTGCGCCGCGCGCTGCCGGCAGCCAACGAGCCCACCTGCTCGCACAACGCGACGCAGCTGGGAAAGTTGGTCGGGTCGTCTGCCAAGGCCACCAACCAGCGCCTCGCAAACCTCGGATTTCAGTTCCGTAACGAGCGCGACGAATGGGAACTCACCGACGCCGGCAAGGCGTGGGCCGAGGCCATGCCGTTCTCGCGCAACGGCCACAGCGGCTACCAGATTCTCTGGAATCCGGCGGTCGTCGAGCAGCTCAAGGAGGTGGCGTGATGGCACTTCCGATCATTACGGCCGACCAGCGTCTGCGCGAGAAGAAGGGCGTGAAGCTGGTGCTGCTCGGGAAAAGCGGCATCGGCAAGACCACCCAGCTCAAGACGCTGCCTGAGGCGACCACGCTCTTTGTCGATCTTGAAGCGGGTGATCTTGCGGTCAAGGACTGGCGCGGCGACTGCGTCCGCCCGGCCACCTGGCCTGAGTTCCGCGATCTCGTCGTGTTTCTGGCCGGCCCCAATCTGGCGCTGCCGCCCGAGTCACCGTATTCGGAGGCGCACTACCAGCATGTCTGCGAGCGCTATGGCGATCCGGCTCAGCTGGCCAAGTACGACACCTACTTCGTCGACAGCATCACGGTTCTTGCTCGACTGGCGCTGATCTGGTCCAAGGCCCAACCGCAGGCGATGTCCGAGCGGACCGGCAAGCCCGATACGCGCGGCGCGTACGGCCTGCTCGGCACCGAGATGCTGGGCGCGCTCATGCACCTGCAGCACGCCCGCGGCAAGCACGTCGTGTTCGTCTCGATCCTCGACGAGCGCATGGACGACTTCAACCGCAAGGTGTTCGTGCCGCAGATCGAAGGTGCTAAGACCGCAGCGGAGTTGCCAGGCATCGTCGATGAGGTCGTGACGCTCGCCGAGATCAAGGCCGAGGACGGCTCGTCCTACCGTGCCTTCGTCACTCAAACCATGAATCCCTATGGCTTCCCGGCCAAGGACCGCTCCGGCCAGCTCGACCTGCTGGAGCCCCCCGATCTGCGTGCGCTCATCCACAAGTGCGCTGCCGCCACCCACACCCAACCAAACAAGGAGTAACCCCATGTCCGCCTGGAACGATTTCAACGATGCCGAACAGCAGCAATCCTTCGACCTGATCCCCAAGGGCACGGTGGCCCGTGTCCGCATGACCATCAAGCCGGGTGGCTTCGACGACCCGGCGCAGGGCTGGAACGGTGGCTACGCCACCCAGAGCTTTGAGACCGGCTCGGTCTACCTGTCCTGTGAGTTCGTGGTCCTCGAGGGCGAATTCGCCCGTCGCAAGATGTGGTCAAACATTGGCTTGCAAAGCCCCAAGGGTCCGAACTGGGGAAATATGGGCCGCACTTTCGTGCGCGCCGCGCTCAACAGCGCTCGCAACATCCGGCCGCAGGACAATTCGCCGCAGGCCGCCGCCGCCCGCCGCATTGCGGGCTTCCATGAGTTGGACGGCCTCGAGTTTGTCGCACGCATCGATGTCGAGAAGGACGGCCGCGGCGAGCTGAAAAACGTGGTGAAGCTCGCCGTCGAGCCGGACCATCCCGACTATGCACGGGGCACCGGCGGAGCCAGCGCCACTGGCGCGCCTACGCGGCCCACGGCTGCGTCGTTCGCCCCGCAGGCCCCCACGGCCGCGCCTCCTGCTGCGACGCCCGCACAGCGCCCCACAGCGCCCGGCAAACCGGCGTGGGCTCAGTGAGGGGGATGCGTGAAATGCTGGGTCTGCACACGACAGGCACGCGGGTACGGCCATACGGACAACCGTCATGGCATTGGCCACCCGCGGCGCTACCCCATCGACTGGGTGTTCTGCTCGCGCCGGTGCCAGGACGCGTTCCACGCGCTCTACGGCAACTGGACGCGGGTCATGGACGGCATCAAGGACAAGACGGAGGTGGCCATGATCGATCCGTCTGATATCGAACTGGGCGCAATGAGGAAGTGCCTCAAGTCCTTTGGCGAGGCGGCCAGTGAAATCGGGTTCGATAAGCCCCTGGGGCACTACTCCGAAGCCGAGGCGATGCAGGTGGTCGACGCCATCGTCACCTGCTACACCGAGGCGATGGTCGAGCACCACGAGACGACCAAGTTTCCGCCGGTGCGCGGTATGGCGCCAACGGCTGATCCCATGGCTAACCCGTTCGCCGATCTGGAGGACGACCTGCCGTGGGAAGAAAGCAAGGAGGCGAAGCGATGATCGACTTCAACTCCTCGACAAGCATTCCAGGCCAGGTCACCGCACTGGTCGATGCCGGCCTGCAACGGATGCGATCGTCGCAGTCACCCCGGGAATACCTCGGCGCCTCCCGGCTTGGGGTGTCCTGCGAGCGCGCTCTGCAATACGAGTTCGCCAGGGCGCCGGTCGACCCAGGTCGTGAGACCGACGGCCGGATCCTGCGGATCTTCGAGCGCGGCCACGTGATGGAGGACTGCATGGTCGCGTGGCTGCGGGCTGGCGGGTTCGACCTGCGCACGCGCAAAGCCAACGGAGAGCAGTTCGGCTTCTCGGCAATCGACGGGCGGCTTCAGGGCCATATCGACGGCGTGATCGTCGGCGGGCCGGATGGCTTTGCCTATCCCGCTCTGTGGGAATGCAAGTGCCTCGGCTCCAAGTCGTGGCGCGACCTTGAGAAGAACAAGCTCGCAGTCTCCAAGCCGGTCTACCACGCGCAGGTGGTGCTCTATCAGGCCTATCTGCAGTTGCATGAGAGCCCGGCGATCTTCACGGCGATCAACGCCGACACGATGGAGATCTACACGGAGCTCGTGCCCTTCGATGCGGCTCTCGCTCAGCGCATGTCGGACCGGGCGATCAAGGTGATCGCGGCCACCGATGCCGGTGAGCTGCTGGCCCGGGCCTATCACGACCCCACCCATTTCGAATGCCGGATGTGCTCGTGGCAGGACCGGTGCTGGAGGACTGAGCCATGAACAGCAAGAAAGCGCCCATTGAACAAGTGGAGCCGATGATTGATGCCAAGCAGGCGGCTGCCGCTTTACGCCTTCCGTACTACTGGTTTGCCGATCACGCCATGCGGACAAAGTACCGGATCCCCCATTACCTGATGGGAGGGCTGGTCCGGTATCGGCTGTCAGAACTCTCGGTGTGGGCGACGCAAAGCTCTGCCGTTCTGCATCGGAGCGAATCTGATGCTGGGGAGTCAGCATGATTGACTTCAACGAGAGCTCCACCTCATCGGACGTCGATCGGCAGACTCAGCGAGACCAGATTCGGTCCGACCTGATTTCACGGCTGGAGTCGGTCCTGTTCTCGATGTTCCCCGCTGGCAAGAAGCGGCGCGGCAAGTTCCTGATCGGCGATGTGCTGGGTAGTCCCGGTGACAGTCTGGAGGTTGTTCTTGAAGGCGATAAAACGGGCCTCTGGACCGATCGCGCTACCGGGGACGGCGGCGACATCTTTGACCTGATCGCAGCTCACAGCGGCGTTGACGTCCACGCAGACTTCCCACGTGTACTGGATGCGGCTGCTGACCTGGTTGGACGTGCACCGCCAACGCCCACACGCAAGACTCGGAAGGAAGCGCCGGTCGACGATCTTGGGCCTGCGACTGCCAAGTGGGATTACCTGGATGCGGCTGGCAGTCTGATTGCTGTCGTGTATCGCTACGACCCGCCGGGGCGGAAAAAAGAGTTCCGACCATGGGATGCGAAGCGTCGCAAGATGGCCCCGCCTGACCCGCGACCGCTTTACAACCAGCCTGGACTGGTGGGCGCCAGCCAGGTGGTATTGGTCGAGGGTGAAAAGTGTGCGCAGGCGCTCATCGACGCAGGCATTGTCGCCACTACCGCGATGCATGGCGCCAATGCTCCGGTCGAAAAGACCGACTGGACGCCTCTTGCGGGTAAGGCCGTCCTCATTTGGCCTGACCGCGACAAACCGGGCTGGGAGTACGCAGCGCAGGCGGCTCAAGCTATCTTGTCCGCCGGTGCGCGGACCTGCCACATCCTCTATCCGCCGGAGGAGGCTACGGAGGGATGGGATGCGGCGGATGCCATCGTAGAAGGGTTCGACGTGGGTACCTTCCTCGCCCACGGCCCACGTCTACAGATGCACGACGTCACCGCCGATGATGAACCTGTGGCGAGTACCGACGAGTCGGTCTGGGGTACGGAAGATGCGCTCGCCCTGGCCTTCACGCGCCGCTTCCACCGGGACTGGCGCTACGTCGCCACCTGGGGTCGCTGGCTGGTCTGGGACGGCTGTCGCTGGCGCACCGAGGACACGCTTGCTGCGACAGATCTGATACGTAGCGTCTGTCGTCACGCCGCAGTGAAGGCCGCCAATCCAAAGGTTGCAGCAAAACTGGCAAGCGCCAGTACGGTAAGCGGCGTCGAGCGACTGGCCCGAGCTGACCGCAGGCATGCGGCGACGACCGACGAGTGGGACGCCGATCCGTGGCTGCTCAATACGCCGGGTGGCTTGACTGACCTCCGCTCAGGACGAAAGCGTGCGCATGACCGGGCCGACAGGATGACCAAGATCACCACGGCGACCCCCGGCGGTGAGTGCCCGATCTGGCTGCAATTTCTCGATGAGGTGACGGGTGGCGACAAAGAACTGCAGGCCTACCTGCAGCGCATGGTCGGCTACGCGCTGACTGGATCGACCCGAGAGCACGCCTTGTTTTTCCTCTACGGCACCGGTGCAAACGGCAAGTCGGTGTTCGTGAACACATTGGCCACGATCCTCGGGGATTACGCGACCAATGCGCCGATGGATACCTTCATGGAGACCCGTACAGACCGGCACCCCACCGATATGGCCGGGTTGCGTGGCGCGCGCTTTGTGGCAGCCATCGAAACCGAACAGGGCCGTCGCTGGGCAGAGTCCAAGGTCAAGAACTTGACCGGGGGCGACAAGATCGCCGCGCGCTTCATGCGTCAGGACTTCTTCGAGTTTTTCCCGCAGTTCAAGCTCTTTGTGGCAGGCAACCACAAGCCGGCGATCCGCAATATCGACGAGGCCATGAAGCGCCGCCTGCACCTGATCCCTTTCACGATCACGGTACCGCCTGAAAAGCGCGACAAGCACCTGCAACAAAAACTTCTGGCTGAGCGCGACGGCATCCTCGCATGGGCGGTTCAGGGGTGCCTCGAGTGGCAGCGCATTGGCAGGCTGGATCCACCCAAGCAGGTTCTCGATGCCACCGAGGAGTACTTCGAGGCCGAGGATGCCCTTGGGCGTTGGTTGGAGGAGCGCTGCGTGAGCGAACCCAATGCGAAGTCCCTCACTGCCGAGCTCTTTACCGACTGGAAGCAATGGGCCGATTCGGCAGGCGAATTCATCGGCTCGCAGAAGCGCTTCTCGGATCTCCTGCTTAGCCGTGGGGTCGAGAAATGGCGCAACACAACTGGGTTGAGAGGGTTTCGCGGATTGGGTCTCAAGCACCCGACGGTACCCAGCTACACCCCGTACTCGGACAACTGAAAGCCTATGTCAATACATCGGACTGACGGATCTGACGCAGTTCCTCGTAACCACCTATACGCGCATACGCGCGCGCCTCATGGGAAGTTTCGACAGAACCTGTCCGATCCGTCAGTCCCAGCAAAGAAAGGGACCGTGACCATGACTTCAACGATTCTTGCCCTCGACCTGGGCACCACTACGGGCTGGGCACTGCGTACGCCCGATGGCGCCATCACGAGCGGTACCCAGAGCTTTCGGCCGCAGCGCTTCGAAGGCGGCGGGATGCGTTTCCTGCGCTTCAAGCGCTGGCTTACCGAACTGAAGGCGCATGCAGATGGAATTGACTCGCTTCATTTCGAGGAGGTGCGTCGGCATGTCTCGACCGATGCGGCGCACGCCTACGGCGGGTTCCTCGCCACGCTCACCAGCTGGTGCGAGCACCACCAGATTCCGTATCAGGGCGTACCGGTCGGCACGCTCAAAAAGCACGCCACCGGAAAGGGAAACGCCAGCAAGGACGAAATGATTACAGCCATGCGTAGGCTTGGTCATGTGCCGACCGATGATAACGAGGCTGACGCGCTGGCGATCCTGCATTGGGCGTCCCAGTCCATCGATGAGCCGGAGGCATGAGATGAGAACACCAATACCCCCTTACCGCTGCCCGCTTGGTCGCAAGCAGCCGGAAAGCGTTGACGTCGAGGTCGTCAAACAGCGCGGTTGGCGGGAGGAACACATCTTGGTCGTTAGCGAGTCGGACACGCGTCTGGACTTCATCGAGCGTGAATTCATTCGCCGTATCGGGGAGCGGCTGTACGGATCTGGGGGGCGTTCACGTGGCACGACATGACATCTCTTGGACGATCGAGGACGTCGCGTCGCGATTTCACGAAGCAGTGGTTACTGCACGTCGCCTGCCACCCGTCCGAGTTCAGGGCTACTTCAACACCTGGCCGCAGATCGTGCGGCAGCCCTGGGAAATGCTCGGGCTAGAAGATCAAGGCTACCGCCCGTTTCCGCCGAGTCCGCAAGCCATTGATCGAATGCTCGAAGTCATGCGCTGGGTGCAGTGGTTGGAGGTCGAGCAGCGTCACCTGGTGTGGATGCGCGCCGACAACTATTGCTGGCGCGAGATCACACGCCGCTTCGCTTGCGACCGCACCACGGCGTGGCGGCGCTGGCAGCGGGCACTGGAACTGGTCGCGGTCCAGCTCAATGGCTCTGCAGGGTGCGCAATGCCATCCAAAAACCTGAGCAATTTAGGGTAATGCGTTGGCTGGTTGTCTTTGTCTTGCTTTGAATGTCCAGATCAACCAGAAAACGGCCTGCAACAAAACAGCTTCGATGGCGTAGTATTTCAGCTATCTTCTGGACAGCGTCTTGAGCAGTGCACCCGCACCGTATGACGCCTACCCCGTAACCCGCGACCGACTCTGCCGGCGCGGGTTTTTGCATTTCTGGCTCTCAAATGAACCCTCTGAAACTCGAATACCGCGCAGTCGATGTGCTGATCCCCTATGCCCGCAACGCCAAGCAGCATTCGGATGCGCAGGTGGCGCAGATCGCCGCCAGCATCCGGGAGTTTGGCTGGGGTGCGCCGATCCTGATTGACGGATCCAACAATGTCATTGCGGGCCATGGACGCCTACTGGCCGCTCGAAAGCTCGGTCTCGCAGAGGTGCCCGTTGTACCCATGGACCATCTGACCGACACGCAGCGGCGTGCCCTGATCCTGGCCGACAACAAGATCGGCGAGAACGCGTCCTGGGAGGATGAACTGCTTGGCATCGAGCTGGCTGAACTCAAGGACGCTGGCTTCGACCTCGGCCTGACCGGCTTCTCGCAAGAGGAGTGGGAAGCACTGATCGCTGGTGAGGAAGCCACGAAGGATGGCCTCACCGATGAAGATGCCGTGCCCGAAGTCACCGAGAACCCGATCTCGAAGTCTGGCGACATCTGGATCCTGGGCGAGCACAAGTTGCTGTGTGGCGATGCCACCAAGGCCGATGACTACGCGGCGTTGCTGGGCGACGAACTGGTCGACATGACCTTCACCGATCCGCCCTACAACGTGAACTACGCCAATACGGCCAAGGACAAGATGCGCGGCAAGAATCGCCCCATCATGAACGACAACCTGGGCGAAGGCTTCGGCAGCTTCCTGCTGGATGCATGCGCGAACATCCTGACGCACACCAAGGGCGCGGTCTATATCGCCATGAGTTCATCTGAACTGGACACCCTGCAGTCGGCGTTCCGCGGTGCAGGCGGTCGCTGGTCAACCTTCATCATCTGGGCCAAGAACACCTTCACGCTCGGCCGCGCCGATTACCAGCGCCAGTACGAGCCGATCCTGTACGGGTGGCGTGACGGCACCGATCACTACTGGTGCGGTGCGCGCGATCAGGGTGACGTCTGGAACGTCAAGAAGCCGCAGAAGAACGACCTGCATCCGACCATGAAACCGGTCGAACTGGTGGAGCGTGCGGTGCGCAACAGCAGCAAGACCCGCGATCTGGTTCTCGATCCGTTTGGCGGCTCAGGCTCGACGCTCATTGCCTGCGAGAAGACCGGGCGTCGCGCGCGGCTCATAGAACTCGATCCCAAGTACGTCGACGTGATCGTTCGGCGGTGGCAGGACTGGACCGGGAAAGAAGCAACGCGTGCAGATGGCACGCGCTTCGTGGACGCCGAGGCGCTGGTCGCCTAGCTGGCAATCCGGTAGACCCGCTCCCCGCCCGCCTCCTTGGTCGATGTGATGTCCAGGCCGAGCTTTTTCTTGAAGGCGCCGGCAAAGGTACCGCGCACGGTGTGTTGCTGCCAGCCGGTGGCCTCGCAGATGCTCGCGATCGTGGCGCCTTCGGGACGCTTGAGCATCGCGATCACCTGGGCCTGCTTGCTGTTGTCGCGGGTGCGGGGCTTGGCATCTGTCGCGGCTTCAATGACCTCGTCGAGGGCCTGGCTCGTGATCGGTGCCTTGCGGGGCACACCCAGGGCTTCGTAGCCCTCGGGAGCAACAAACCAGTCGGTGCCGTCGTAGGTGATCAGAGCGCGCTTGAGCAGGCCGTCGATCACCTTCTTGCGAGCGCCGCCTTTGATGTTCACGGGGAACCAAGTGATCTTGCCCTCGGTTTGCTGATGGGCGTAGGCCAGGATGGCGTGCTGGGCTGGCGTGAGTTGCGTGGTCATGGTGCTCTCCGATCACGATTGGGTGGAAATGGGTGCTTGATTGGCGATGGCGGCTTTGCGGCCAGCTTCAAAGGCCGCTTCCAGCGCAGCCTTGACACCCCAGACGCTCACATCGTGGAAGTCCAGACGGTCGCTGTTCTGGGTCTGTAAGGTCTCGATGAACAGATGCTCCTTAGCGATCTGCTCGAGCTGCTCGCTTGGGTCTTTGGCTTTCATGCGTTGCTCCTTGGCTTGGTTGATGGTGTTCGTATGAACGCTCTGTTCCACGAGGAAGCCAAGTCGAATCTGCGGGTGTTCCGCATCTTTTTGCTAGGAACTAACGATGCCTCGCCGTGCCCCCACGCCGTGCCGGTACCCAGGCTGCGGGGCGGTGCTGGCGACCCCGGGCTTTTGCCCCAAACACCGAGGCAGCGTGCACCAGGACTACGGACGCGCCAGGCGTGGCTTCGATGCCGAGGTGGGCTTCTACCAGTCCAAGGACTGGCGGGTGCTGAGGGCGGCAGTGCTGCGCGAGAGCCCCCTTTGCGTGGTCTGTAAGGCCAAGGATCGCCTGGTTGCGGCTGGGGTGGTGGATCACGTGGTGCCGCTGAAGGACGGTGGTGCCCGCTTTGATAGGGCCAACCTGCAGCCTCTCTGCGTCTCTTGCCACAACCGCAAGACGGCCAGAGAGACTGCTGTCAGGCGCTAGCCCCCCCTAGGGGGGTCGAATCTCTAAGGTTGGGCGGCGGCGATGCGCGCGCCTGCCCAAATTTTTCCGCGTGCAAATTGAAACAGGGGGGGATCCCCCCGGATGAGGACATACATGGCCGGTCGTAAGCCGCTGCCGACCAAGGTCAAGCAAATCAAAGGAACGCTCCAGAAGTGCCGCACGAACCTGCGGGAACCCAAGCCGCAAGGGGACCTGGTCGATCCGCCGGATTACATGCCCGAGGGGGCCAAGGCAGCCTGGCGCTACGCGCTGGAATGCGCGCCGCCCCATCTGCTCAAGCGGTTGGACATGTCGGTGCTGGAGATTTGGGCCTGCGCCGCTGACCTCTACCG